GAAGCCGTGCATCTTGTCGCGTAATTGCCGATAGACCGCTCTTCTACGATCGACGGTGCGACATTCGCCGCGGTCACCGCAGAATCCGTCTGGCTGATGGAGTTTTGTTCGTCGTCGGCGATGGGCGATGCCTGGACCGCTAGGGTCGAGACAAACACCATCGCCGCCATACAGAGCAAGACTGCCGCAGCCCGATGTGTGTATCGTGTGAACATGCGTTTTTGTACCTCCATTCGTTAAAGCTCGCGATGTAACACTCGCGGCGGTTTTACCCCTTGATAAACTTATTCCCCTGCCGGTGCATCCGCGTTCGGCAGCTCCGTGACCGGCGGCGGTGCTTTGATCGTGACCGGCGTCAGACCTTCCTCGGCAACCGAACGCATCGAGTACATCTGGGCTTCCTGCGCGTGTTGCTCGCGGATCTTCTTGAGCTCGAATTCCTGTTCGAGCAGTATCTTTCGCTCAAGCCGCTTGTCCTCGGCCTCGCGGTCGGCCTTGTTCTCCGATCGGCGATAGTTGAGGTACATGTAAAGCCCGCCGAGCGAGATGGTGATGGCGGACGCCCCGATGATGATCTCCGTCGATGCACCTGAAAGCCACGCGATGACGCCAGAGGCGACGCCGCCGACGGCGGTATAGACCGCATTCGCCTTGTTCCCGATCTTCGTCAGCGTGCTTTCTTCCTCGGCCGGCGTGTCGGTCTTTGGCGTCTCGGCCGGGGCGGCACTGATGGCCGGGACCTCAGCAACGGGAACGGGAACTATCGGCGGCTGTTCTGTCGTGCCTGTAGAGCCGCCTGCGGGGACATCTGTCGCGGCAGCACCCGGCGGGAGACCGGCCGCATTCCCCGCCGTCGAAGCAACCGCCGAGCTTTTGTCCAGCATTCCATCCTTACCGAGCAGTTCACGGAACACGCGAGCCCGCTGCATTACGTCGGACGAGTAGTCTTTGCCGGTCGTGCCCTGGTCCGGATGGCGGCCTTTCGTGTAGTGATAGGCAGCCCATCGGCCCGAGTTGTAGGCGGCAATGGCGATCTGCTGAGCGATGAGACCCGAGACGTGCGGGCCGGTGAACGAGTAGTTTTTGACGGTCAGCTTCTTGCCGGCATTCTTTTGCAGGTCATCCCACTTCTGCCGCAGGACCTTCGCCCCGTACATGATGCCCAGGCGTGCGTCCTGCCATTTTGTCGAGCTTGTGAACTCCGGAAAGGACCGGTCGTCGATCTGCATCAGGCCCGCGCCGTGGCCGTTGTCGCCCTTCTTCGTCAGCCATTTCGGATCAAGGTTGGTTTCCCTTGAGGCGATCGCCATCAGGTCCGCGGTATCGAACAGGTCGGGCGTGTAGGTATTCGCGGCCTCGCGAAAATGCTCCGTCCAGAGCAGCTTCTTTGCCCGGTTGTACTGTGTGACGAGTTGAGCTCTGGTTGTGTTCATGGGGTCAAAATTGAAAAAGCGGCCATGATGCCTCATTAGATCGAGACGATCATGTGCCGCTATGCACATCTCCAGGCCTAACAGCCCAGCACGAATTAACTACGCAAGATATTCCTTTTCGCGTTTCTTGTCAACAGAAAACGTATTCCACCGGCCGCAGGCGATGCACCGTATCTTGTGCGTACGCTTGAATGTGACCTCAAGATTGTGGGTCGTGATCGTGTCGCCCTGACGCACTCCGAGAGCCGTGTCGCAATGCCGGCAGTGGAACGGTTTGTGTGATGTCTGCACGTTTTTCAAATCGCTATGCGTCAATTCGCTAAGTGTCAACCAACCGCCTTCAACTTTGGCTCCGGGAAAAGCTTCTCGCCTTCAGCCGCGGGCCTGTGATCGCAGGGTGTTCTCGGGAAAAGCATTCCGAGATTATTCCCGTCGGCGTCGAACTTATGTTCCCAACCCGTCGCAAAACACCGGTCGCAGCGTGATTGAGTATTGCTGGGTAGCGATCGTCCTGAATCGATCTCACGTTGACGCAGCTCGCGCTCGAGGCCGTGGCGCCCGGTCCATTGCGAGATCATGAGCGGTGCGTTGATCTCGAGCTTTTCGTTGTTGTCTCTGAGCCGTGTTTGCTGCAGATCGATGCATCGGCGGTAAAGCTCGTCATAGCAGCCGGTGGGGATCTTGTACGGTTCGAAGGCCGCGATCCACTCTGACGGGTCGGGTTCGATCTTTGGGACCGCTTGCATTTGGCGATGTTTCTGCTTCGTGCGANNNGCATCGTCTGCCAACCGAGCGCGATGATTTCCCGCAACCGGGTGAATAGTGCTTGTCGATTTACGGGGACGGGGTTGTTAAGCAGCTCGCCGACTGTCGCCATCTTTTCGGAACAAGCCTTTAGCGGCGTTAATTCGTTCTTTTGCGAGTTTACAGTAGTCTTTTGAGATGTCAATGCCTATCCAGTCACGGCCTAACGCTTCGGCGGCAATGGCCGTCGATCCGCTGCCCATAAACGGGTCCAGGATTATCTCTGCCGTCGTGGACTTGATGCACCGTTGAGCCAATTCGACGGGGAACGGAGCGGGATGCGGGTTCTCACGTTCCTGCGGTATATCCCAAACGTCGCCCTGCGCATTCGCCCCCGGTGCGAGCCTAAAGCCCGGTTTACAGATCAGGTAAATGACCTCATACGTCGGCAGGAAATAGCCGGGATTGAAGTTGATGCCGCCCTTACGTTGCCAGATGATACATTGCCGGACGGGAAAGCCTTCGAGGATGTCATACCGATCTTGTAAGAGTCCGGCCTGCACACGCGTTTTGTGATTGTAGAATATCGCGCCGTCCGGCCGCAGAACACGCATCATTGCCTTTAGGCACTTCCGTTGCCATTCGACATAATCCTCGTGTTCCATTTCGTCGGCGTGGTCGGTGTAGCCGTTCTGGAGCGGGTTGTTTTTCCACTTGCCCGTTTTCGTTCCGGCCTTCATGCCGTTGCCTGTGGACTTTTTCAGATTGTAAGGCGGGCTGGTTACGATACAGCCAATAGACTCGGCGGGCATCTTGTTCATTAGGTCGATGCAGTCCCCGTCGTGGCACTTCCCGAGCCAATCCTGAATGAGTGATCGCGGCACGGTTTTCACCGCGCCCGTCAGCAGTTGCTCAAAGGTCAACGGAACTGCAATTTCCTCGTTTAGGTGTTCGCTCATTTCGTCAGTCCTCGATAAGTCAGCCGCAAACCGGGTGCTGATTCTAGGATGCAGTCTAGCCGTTCCGAGCCTGCTAATTCCGCACGGGACATATTCCAGCGGGTTTCAAACTCGGCCAGATAACGGTGTAGGTGCTTGACTGAAAAGTGGTGAAAAACGCCGTAATGCCCACGCTTGAGAAGTGCCCAAAAGGACTCTATCCCGTTAGTGTGAGCCTTGCCCCGCACATACTCGCCAACCGAGTGATTTACCGCGTGATGCGTGTAACCTTGCAGGCCGCGATATGACGGATGATAGTCCGTGTATAGGTTGGAGTCAAGGGCGACATTTGCCGTCACAAATTCGTGCATCGCGTCCTGACAGGTGCTACGCAAATGCTTGGCCTTAACGCGACCGCCACGCTCACAAGCACCGATCACGGCGGCTTTGCCGACGCTACCACGGCCTAGATTCTGCCGCTTGCTACGGTGCTTGTTCTTTTCCTTTCCGCCGATATAGGTTTCGTCCGTTTCAACGTCGCCGCCGACTGGACCGCCGATGCCGCCGATAGCCGCCGCCACTTCGCGGAGCCGCCCGAGCATAAACCACGCCGTCTTTTGCGTCACGTCTATCTCACGGGCAAGCTGACAGGACGAAATGCCCTTGCGGTTCGCCGTTACAAGCCACGCGGCCATAAACCACTTTTTGAGCGGCAGGCGGCTTTCCTCGAATATCGTTCCCTTACGGACTGAAAACTCGTTCGTGCAATCGGCACACTTGTTCTTAAAGCCGCGTGTGACCTTGTAGAACTTCCGCGACGATCCGCAGAACGGGCAAACGATAACGCCGTTAGGCCAACGGAGCTTTTCGAGATGCCGGACGCATTTTTCTTCGGTCGGGAATGCTTCGGTAAGGGCGAATAGGCTATTATACGTTTTCATAGTGGCTTGGCTTGTTTGCCTTTATCTACCACTAATTATACATATCTATTTGGTGGTGTCAAGTATATAATTCCCAAATTTATTCAGGAAATGGCGCTTGCGTTACTTGAGTCCGGCGTCCGTTACGGGTGTTGAGTGGGCGCCATTTTCCTTCTTCAACTCCATACCGCTATTCGACGCTGAATCTGGCGTCTCTTACTCATCCGGCGGGTATTCTCGACGTTGCGGAATATTTGTCCACATGTCCGCCGCCTCGTTGTAGATAGCGTTGTCGCGCCAGTCCTCTGCCTCCGCTCGCGTTCTAAAGCCCGTCACTAAACCCTTGTTCGTGTAGGCCATAAACGTCCCACGCGGAAAGTCCGTGACTCCGCCGCTCTCGTTGTAGTTGTCAATCTCAGCCTCGCGTGTTTCTGTCGCCGGAATTAAGTACCAATATTTCATCTCTCTCCTTTCTTCCTCTTTACCAGCCTGTTTAGTCTGCGAACGTAAATAGTGCTTTGGCCCCGTAGAATTTGATCGTAAATTCGTCATACGCTACGTTGCGGCCGGCCTCAATCCACAGTTCGCCGTGCCGGGCATTATCCACATCAGCGTCCTGCTGGAGCGTCCAGAGCAGGACGATGTTTGCCGCCATCTCTATCGCGCTCGACCCCTTGAAATCTGACATCTTCGGCCTCTGAGCATCTATGCCGTCCCGATTGAATTGAGCGTTGGCGTACACCACCATCTCACGCTCGATCGCCAGGTCTTTCAGGTCGTAAATGATGTCCTCGATCATGTCGGCTTTTGTTTCCGTCCGGCGGTTGCCCTTCATTAACTGAACGTAATCAACAAAGACCGAAGTGATCGTATGCCCCTCGGCATCCAGACGGTCAAGTTCTTTGCGAATGTCCTTTGTCGTTTTAGCCTTATCATCAAAATGCAGCGGGATATTCCCCGTTTCTCTGGCGTGTTCTTTGAGGCGTTCCGCCGTCGCCCGGTATAACCCGGCCTGAAAGTTATTCACCGAATACTGCGACGATTGAGCCAAAGCCCTAAAGCCGTTTTCGTAGTTCAACATCTCGCGCGAACAGATATAACAGCCGATGTTCTTCTGCGCCTGTGACCGTGCAATTTGGAGCATCAGGGCAGACTTTCCGCTCTTAGGCTTCGCGCCGAGAACGACCAACTCACCTAACGACGCCCCGCCATTGGTCGATTCGTCCAAAGGCTTCCACCCAAAGGGGATCTTGACCATCTCGCCATCAACAAACCTGTCCAGGCGGGGGAATACATCGCGCTCGTAAACTTCCGCAAGTGATCGTGATGTCCCTTCAGACTTCCCTTGCTCATCCTTGATCGCGGTCAGCAATCCCTCGGCCCGTTCGATTATCAAATCCACGGCCTCGCCGCTTTCCGCCTTTTCCGCAAGCTGGCTAAATCCCTTTTGCAAGGTTCGTAGCGCCGATAGACGCTTGAGTTCCTTAACCTCTTTGTCCGCGATGTAGTGATGCGGCAGACCCGATGCCATCTGCGCCAACTCGTGCATCTTGATCGGCCATTTCGAAAGTTTCGGGAATATCAGTGGGACTGTGATCGGCTGCTTATCCTCGTCCAACTCACAGATAGCACTCCAAATAGCCCGATGCAGGCCGATGTAGAAATCCGTGGTTGATAGCTGCTTGGCGTCCCACGGCATCACGCCGTCGAGAAGCGTCACGCCGATGGCTACGCGCTCAAGTTCTTCGTTGTGCGGTATCACAGTAACGCCTCCTCTTTCGCCCTGGCCTCGGCTGAGAGCTGTCTGCCTGTCGGCCGTTTGGGTTTGGCTGAATCGCTGTTATGGTTTCCTTTCCACGCCGCGACCTGTCCGACAAGATGCTTCGCCGGAATGAATTTCTTAGCCCAAAACTTGTCCTGCTTGAGATGGTCGTAGCACCCCAAAACATCATCGGCAGAAAAACCGTTGTTAAACGCCCACGCAAGCTGCTCGTTCCACTCGCGCATATTCGGAAGGGATTTAAGACCGAGCCGAGTAGCGATCCCTGACGTGACCGTTCCGACGAAGATTTCGAGAAGCGGCGGCTCCCGTTTAGGTCTAGGTTCAGGTTTAGGTTGTCTCACAGAGTCTAGGTCAAGGTGTGAACAAGTACCTATACCGTTGATAACCGTATCCTTAACCCAATCAGGACAATCATTTAGCGTCCTCGCGATCCCTGCCTTGATGTTTGTGCTGGTTCCGTGCTGATGCTTGGCAAAATTGCGCACAATTACCCATCCGTCGCGGAATAACATCTTACCGTCTGCCTCAAATTGAGCGAATATTTCGCGCAGCCGTTTGGCCTTAATCCCCGTCTCGGCCTCAATAGTCGGCAACGGAGTTTCATACGCACCACACAACTCCGTCGCGGGGTTTGTGATCGCCCACAGGAAGAGCAGCCGAGCATCCGGCTTGAGACTGACGATGTAGTTGTCTCGCCAGAATCGGACGTTGACAATGCGTTCTTTCGCCATTTAGAAACGCGCCTCCCGTGCGGCCCGATATGCCACATCAATGTATTTATGCTTCCAGAACGGAGATGGGAGTTCATGGCCTGTCCGAGCCGATACGACGCGGTAATCAGGACCCGGCATACCCATCACTATCAAGACCTCATGTTCACCGTTATTCGCCAGCACCGAGCATTTAGTAAGGGCGATAACATCAGGAACGTCGAGCGGCTTGATCTCTACATAACATCCGAGATTCGGTAAAAAGAAGTCCGGCAGATACCACATATCCTCCGGCGCGAGCATCTTGTCCGCGTGTCCGACTGAGGATAGGTCATATCCCTCCGGCTCGTATTCGTAGTGAATCCCGAGCGTGTCGAAAAAGACGGCCCATCTAGCCTCTAAACGGCTGCGAAATCGGTAGCCGTTGTAATGCGTTTCAATTGGTTTGATTGCTGCTGCTTTTGACATTTCTAGCACTCCAAAAAGCAAAAAGCCCGAAACGATCCATTCCCCCGTTGACCCAGGAGTGCTAGCAACCAGGCCGGAGAAACTTCACGTTTCGGACTTTGTAGATTGTAAGTAAAAGAACCTGTGACGGTCAATTCCGCCTGGTTGCTAGCACTTACAATTATAAACCTTTGCACCTTCATCTTCCTAATACTTTTTTCACCACTTACCGGCCTTTTTTTTCCACCCTTCCCCCAACAAATCCGGCCCTTTACGCCGATAAGATCATCTATGAAATACCGCCAGCGGGTCTTGAATCTGGCGTCCGTGATCCGCGTCTGCGGTTTCTATCGCCTTGAATATCTCGAACGCGATCTGCGGCATAATCGTATTCCCTAGACCTCTAACTCTGTCCACGAGGCCGGGTATCCCATCATCACTTCGAGCAAGAGGGGATGCGGCATACTGTTCTTGCCACGCCGAAAGTATGGAATCAGTTCTGGTAGCCATTTCAGGCTGGAGCCAATCCTTGCCCCACTCGCGCGATGTTTGATCCCGTCCCGCAACTTCTCCGCAGTACCTATCGAGAATCCTGAATGAGCGAGGCTTGCCACAGGGGTAGGCAACAAGAAACACCCGTTCCCGTGAATGTGGAAATCCCAACTCGCAAGCTGAAAACACTCGCCACTCCGCGTCATACCCGATCTCGGAAAGGTCGCTAAGAACACGTCCAAGCCCTCGACCCAAGAGGACTGCGACGTTCTCCATAACAACGAATTGCGGTCGTAGAACGCGAACGATACGCAGGAGCTCGCGGTAAAGGCTTGACCGTTCACCCTCGATCCCGACACCCGCGCCGGCCGTCGAAACGTCTTGACAGGGGAATCCACCGCAAACAATGTCTGCTGCGTGTTCGTCTCCGTTGTAGGTTCTAACATCGTCATAAATCGGAACGCCGGGAAAGTTCTTGGCTAAGACCTTCTGGCAGTAAGGTTCTCTTTCAACAAAAGCGACCGTTTCCCATCCCATCCAATGGGCGGCTAACGAGAAACCGCCGATCCCTGCGAACAGGTCTAAAACCCTCACGCCCCCACCTCAGCCCGAAACTCAAAGCTCTCCACCGCCGGCCGCGTTCTATCAGCAGGCTCGAAATGATACTTAGGCTTTCTGTGCATCGCCGCGCTGTTGTTGTATTGCTTTGGTTTCTCGACGGGCGGCTCCGTATAAACCCAACTCCGAAACATCCCGCACTGCTCGTATCTGACAAGGTGAGAACCTTCTAACGATTCGAGGCAGACCAACGTGTGTCGGTCGTTGTAGTTCTCTCCGAGATATGCCTTGATCTGTGACAGTTTGACGCGGGTGTAAAATACCTTTCCTTCGCGTCTCGTTCGCCCCAGGCGCTTTATCGCGTTCCGAAGGGCTATCTCGTAAGCCTTNNGCGAGATGCGGGACGCAATACTTACTCCGCGATCCGTCCTTATTCGTGGCGAGTTCGTTATGCCCGCAGTCGAGGCAAAGACCCTCCTCACGTCTTATTCGGCGTTCTTCTATACGCTGTCGTTGTTGTTTACTTTTCATGCCGCAACCGCCTCCGATAGAAGATCACTGTCGAAATGCTCAAACAGGACATCCTGCTCGGTATGGTTTTCAACGGCGTGTCGGACGTTCTTGACGGCCTGCTTGTAGTAAGAGCCTTTCAGCTCGATGCCGATACCGCGACGACCGTTGATCAACGCACCGTAAACCTCGCTACCTACACCCATAAACGGCGTCAACACGATTTCGCCGGGATTTGATCGTAGAATGACGCAACGCTCTATCACGTCGAGTTGAAGCGGGTGAACATGCTTCTCATCGTCAGGTTCGCGGGATTCCTGATAAGGCAGAACGCGGTCGATGCGAATGTCGTCCCAGAACGCCGAAGCATACTGCCGCCATATCCAATGCGAATATCGGTTCTCGGTTTGTTTTCCCGTCCAGCCTTTGAAACGCAACACGTCTGCCGGCATCTCACGCGAACCCGCGTAGGTCAATAGACCTTCGGGATGAGCGATCGGCACGGGATTCTTGCCCTGTTTGCGAAATAACAGCAGGTAGTCCGCCGATGCGACGTCACAAAGCGACGAATCCTCAACGATCTGCTTATGGGCAAGGCCCTTGGCCATGGTCCGCAGACGGACGGCAAGCGGCTCTTTCCAGACGGCATGGCGGGCGATGTAATGAAAGCCTAGCCGCTCATGCAGCCTGATAATGTCGCCGGGAAAGTCGGTTAGATATTTGTCCGCGTTCGCACTCGACGGCACATCCATGCAGTGAACGGCTGTGATGCGGCCCGGTAAGGTCACGCGATGGATCTCGCGGACGATGAACTCGTAATGCTGAAAGAACTCGTCATAGCTCCGGCAATTCGATAGATCGCGGTCCGACGATGAGTAGTTATACAGGCCGCAAAATGGCGGCGAGTAGACGGACAGGTGTACCGATTCTTTTGCGAGTTTCGGCAGTATCTGGCACGAATCTCCGTTGTAGATAGCGTAGCGGTCTGTGATCTCTTGGGTGTTTACATCCATTGAGGCATCTCCATTGGTTTTTCAAATTGTTGACTGCGATCGATACGCAGCTCGTTATTCATTTCGTGGACGATCGACTCGAACATCAGTTCCGCGGCGTCGGCTTTGCGTTGAAGGTTCTCTAAAACGTCACGCTCGCCCTCGGTCGTCACAATATCGACCTTGACGCTGCGTTCCTGACCGAACCGCCACAGGCGACGCACGGCCTGGTAATACTGCTCGAATGAGTGCGACGGAAAGAACGTCATGCGGTTACAGTGCTGCCAATTCAGGCCGAATGCACCGATAACGGGCTTGGTGATGAGGGTTTTGATCTCACCGCGTTGAAACGCCTCGAACTTTTCTTCTTTAGCGTCGTCGCTGTCGCGGCCCGAGACCTGAACGGCGTTCGGTATGAGCTTCTCGAGTAGATCGGTCTCAGCGTTGAGTTGGCCCCAAACGACGCAGAAATCATCTGCCGGGACGATTTGGGCCACACGCTCGCAACGCTCCTTGACCGTCGCAGAGCGTTCCTGTCGTTGCTCAGCAAGCCCAACAGCGGGCATAGCGAACAACATGCCGTCCAGCGGACGTGAGGCGGCCACAACGTGCGTCTCTGTCGTCAGCGTCGGCAGTTGAAAGCTGTCGTCGTCGAAACCGAGATCGGACGGCTTACGGACGGCCCTCGCCCATGAACACATCCACCGCCAGAAATTCTGTTGAGCGTGAGGTTTGAACCGCCAGCCGTTGCCGTGTATCTGATTGCTTGCTGAGATCTTGATGCCGCCCTGGTCGTTCTTAAAGAACTGCCCGAGCATGTCGGTATAGCCGAGATAGCCCAACGCCTCGCTCGACGTTCCGAGTTCGATGTAATCATTCGGTGCGGCCGTCGCCGTGCAAAGCAGGCGATAGAGCATCTTTCGCATGAACTCCGTGATCGCGGCCTTCGTCACGCCATCGAAGTTCTTGAGAATGCTCGATTCGTCACAGACGCACCCCGCGAAATCAGCATCATCGAAGTAATGCAGACGCTCGTAATTTGTGACGACGATCTTGGCCGTCCCAAACTTACCGTCACGGCAATGCACCGCCTCGATGCCGAACTTCTCGGCCTCTCGAACCGTCTGCGGCCCGACGGCCAGTGGTGTAAGGATCAGAACAGGCCGGGAAGTGTGTCGGACGACGTTCTCAGCCCAAACGAGCTGCATCGGTGTCTTGCCAAGGCCGCAATCGGCGAAGATCGCCGCACGGCCCTTTCTGACGGCCCACTCGACAAGCGATGCCTGAAAGTCGAACATCCAATCAGGAATGAACGTCGGCCCAAATCCCGAATCATGGTCAGCCTGGGCCTTCCCCGCCAAAAACCGCTGATAATCGTCCGTTGTCTTTACCAAATCGTGCATCACCCTCTCATCTCCTTAACCTTTCTTGCTCTGTATGCCCGCTCCCATTGCCGTCTCGGACTGTCTTTCTTTCTCCGCTTGTCGTATCTCACCGCCATTGATCTATCAGGAACGAACTCTCGTTTGCGTGCCTCGTTAGCAGACCTAAAACACTCCCTTGCCGCTGTTACCGTTCGTTCGTAGGCGTTCGCATCCGTTAGTAGGTCCGGGCGATACTTGACTATCTGACGGGCGGAAAGGTCGCACATCTCACTTAACAGGTCGCAGTTGCGGCGTATCTCGCACCGGGCGCAGGGGTCAGGCATTAAGAGCCTCCTTATCCGCGAACGTCACAGCGACCGCGAGTGCCGACCATACATCCTTTGAAATTCCGTAGGTCGCACCAGGATTTGCCTTCGTTCCCGGCGGACCGAACCGATCTATCAAGGCTTGGCGGATATTCGCGTCCTTCGCTTTCATAGAACCGCACAGGTGCATCTTTACGTCCTTGCGGTAGACACGGGAGAAGTTGTCGTTGCTTGTAAAGGCTTGAATGAACCGTCCTATCCAAAGGCACGTTTCAAACACATCCTTCCCGACTGCCATCCCGTAGCTTGCGACCATCTCAATAGCGAGGTGGTCCGCTTCCCAAACTAGATAACCGAGCCGTTTCAAAAGGTCGTGATTCGGCTCTTTACCGAAGAACGGAAACTTCCCGTCCTCATAGAGAATCCACGCTGACTCTGTGCATCCTGGGTCTATTGCTAAAATTCTCATCTCTTTATCGCCAACTCCGCCGCGTGAATGATTTCCATTTCAAGCGTTTCAGCTATCAACTTCTCGAATGTCGCGCCCTTTGAATCTGCCCAGCACGGCAATAAATAAATCCCGTCGCATCGGAGAAGATGGGGAATGTCCCGCTTCATATACTCCGCCCACGGATATTCCTTTCCGTCGCTATCTAAGCCGTTCTCACGCATCGGATTGACGGGTTCGTGCCCAAGCTCGCGTAGCAAGTCCTCAGCCGCCGCGAACTTCGCAAAAGCCGCATCGTATTCAAGTCCTGTGATCTGTCCTGCTATGTAAAGTTTCATATCCTTTTTTAGGCTCCGCAATACTGCTGGATCTTGTTGCCGTAAATCTTCGACCGCTCCATTCCCGCCTCGCGTAACTTGCCCTCTTTGACAAGCCGCTGGAATAATTTCCCGCTCGCCTGTTTCTTGTGCGTCTGCGGTAGATCAGTAGCTTCGTAGACCAGCCTCACCGTCTCGGCACTGAACGGCTCAATGGCTTTAGCGGCGAAGTCGAGGACGAATTGCTCGTAACTCTCTTTCCAAGCCTCGTGCGCGTTGTCATACGCTAGGTCGATAAGCGGCTGGCGGGGCTGTGTTATTTGTCGTTCCATACTTTTTATTGCGCTCCCTGAGTCTGGCGTCTTTAACTGACGTGAGTGGTTTCCTAGACCTCGACCCATATATCGTGATTGATCGCCCACTTACCGCATCGGGAACAGGTTGCGGTTGCAACTTGTTCATCCTCGATTCGCTCACCATCCCAGATGTGCTCACACGACTCAGGGCAGTTACATTTACAACTTCCGACCGTTCCGGGACCGCAGACCATCACGCCTTCTGGAACGATGCCTTTTTCGAGAGATTCCATAACCTCTGCGAATCGCTTATCCATCCGGTCTTTGTCGGCTTTGAGTTCGGCCTTAGTCGGAAGTTCAAACTTCTCGCACGATCCGCGCCGTGCATAGTTTTCCTTTTGAGATTGGTTGTCCCAATCCCTATCCGCCCAGATGATGCAAGGCTGACGCAAAGCCACGCCGTTGATGTCGTCAGGGTCGGTTGTAACGTCTCGATAACAAACACCTGCCGCGCAGTGCGTGTTATGCCAAGACCCCGTGTAGTGCTTACAAGTGCCTTTATTCATCTTCTCTTCCGTGTCACCTCTCAACTTGCGTAACGGACGCCGGACTCAAGATGCCCTAGCGCCATCTCCTAAGATCTTCTTCATCCTCTCGTTCTTATCCAGAAAGTTCCCTGTTACGACTGATGGGTGTCTGAATAGTTTGTTAAGCATTGCTCGAATGAATCTCATCTCGTCCTCCGTTACTTGCCGCTGGCGTCTTTGGCGGTCGGTTGTGGTTGTTCTAGCAGTTCCGGGTTCTGGTAGATGTTGCCGATGACCTCCATGCGGTCGTGGCTGAATTCGTATGAGGTGTACCGATGGAATGGAGTGAAAGCCGCACACCCGGTCACGTAACGCACCTCTTCGCGATACGACTTGTATTCCCCTGTCTGACCGTAATCGTGATACAGGTCGTATTTCAGAATGTCGCCCTCATAGACCTCGACGCCGTTCTTGTCCTTGAGGCCGGTGAACTGCATCAGTTCGACCTCACGGGATTCCAAAGCGTCTACGCCATGACTACCCGTGTTCAACCAAACGGTGCCGTCGCTTACTTCAACCATCCACGCGGGATTGGAATACATTGCCTTACCGTCCCAAACTCGAAATTTGACCTCTCTTTTCATCCCGCCCTCCTGTTCACTGCTTTCCGCGCGAACTCTCGTAGATTGTTCGTCGGCTTGTCGATGTTTTCGAGCATCGTCTGAGCCACCGTGATTAACTCCCGAAGTTCCCGCTTCCGATCCGCACGGCACTTGTCCGTCAGACACGCTTGCACGGCTTCAAACGCCTCTCTGTGGAGTTCTATTGCCGTAAAGTCCTCGTCGCCTGTCTGGAGAATGTCCGCGAACATAGAGTCAAGGTCGGCTTTGATTAACCGCGCACCTTTCGAGCTGAATGAACCGATCCGGCGAATGAGTTCCTTTGTTCTCGGATAAGGACAGGACGTAGAAAGGATCTCGTACATCCTCGCGGGTGTGACATCCATTGATTCCGCAAGGTCGTCTATATCGATCCCCTTGACCGCTTGGCTGATAACTGATGCTGAATCCCTCATATTTTTATGGGCTAAAACTGCCCGTCTTTAGTCTTTAAGCCTCTCTGCGTATCTCGTAACCTCTGTCTATCGGCCTCCTCTTAGGTCGATGGGCGGGCCATCCGCCTATGCTCGTGAAGTGCGAAGTATGGATCGACGCTAGCGTCTCAGTAGGCTTCACACCCGAAGGGCCGGACGGCCGGTAACTGCTCGGCCCTTCAAAATTGATCTTTGATAAGGAACCCTGCAGCAGACCGGCACTGCCCACGTCCGCCCGCAACGGCTGCAATATCGAATTTTCAAAAGTGCGGGGACGGCTGGAGGATTGAGACTGGAGACCATCCCCGCGTTAGTTGTGGCATCGGCCACGGTGTCAAAATGTGGCGAGAGCGGAGACCTTTCGCCCTCGCCGGTAGCGGACTAGATCCCCACCAAGTCCGCTGTTTATTCGCCGACCGTATGTCTATTTCAGGAGTGGCGAATGTCAATCTTTTGGCGGCGGTTCACCTTTTTTCCGACCGCCGCCTTTTTCGCAGGACCACTTACTAAGGACGGCCCCTGCAAAACCTTTTCAATAAAGGGCGAGATACCCCGTTCCGCACCGTTCACGGTTACGACCGCGCTCTAGGCTGACCTCTAACCAGGAACCCCGTCGGGCTATTCGTAGGTCATTTAACGGAAAGCAGTGGTTGTTACCCTGACCGCCTCTCTCGCCCACTTTGCCTTTCGGCAAACCTTTTCAAACAGGGGCGGCTTGACCCTTTTTCCGAACCGCCCCTTGTAACAACGAGTGCTAACCGAATAGCCGCGACTGCGCGCCGTCGCCACGTCCCGTAGGGATCACGTCTGGCTTGTATAGCCAAAGTTTGTTTTGATCTCGGCTGACAGTAATGATTGCCTTGCACTGAGAGCCGCCTGACAGTCCCGCAGCTTTTCTTTTGTGAAATCCCTGACCGCAACCGATTGCAGATAGGCGTAATATTCCCGATCACAGGCTTTCAGCGCCTCGTTCTTGCGGATCTCCATACTGCCGTCAGCCTGTAAGAACTCCTTCGCCTGTTTCATCTTGAAGATGTGTTCCTTTTCGGCGGCGTCCTTAACAGCGTTCTCGTACTCGGTTTCCCGCTGTGCGAGTTCGCCCAGGGCTTTTTCCAAGTGGGATTGATTGCTCATAGCAACTCGTCCTCACCGTTCTTCGCACCGATAAACTGCATATCGGTAGCACTGACCTCGAGCGTGTAGCGGTTGTTGTTTTCCTTGTCCATCCACTCCTCGACCGTCAGACGCCCCTCGATGTAGACCGGCATCCCTTTCCTGAGATACTTCGCTCCGACCTCTGCTTTCTTCGCCCAGAGCGTCACGCGAAACCACGTTGTATGCTCCTGTTCGCCGCGTTTCTCGTTCGTTGCCAGGGTGAATGACGCTACTGCCGTTCCCTGCGGGGTGTATCGAAGTTCGGGATCTTTCCCGAGATTGCCGACCAGAATGACCTTGTTGAATGACATCTATTTCGCCTCCTGTGCTGTTTTGAGTCGGCCCTGCAAGTCCTCAAGGACAAGCCGCAATTCCTCTGTGTTCTGCTGGTCGTAGGGTTTGCCGTTCATCTGCTCGGCGTAGTCCCTGAGAACCGCCTTGCTCCACGCGATACCGTCACCGACCTTGTTTAGCTCCGAGCAGAGCTTCGTGATAAGGTTCTGGAGTGCCACGGCCTCACCATCGTTCTGCTGCGGGACGGCCTTGTGGTTGCCGTTCTTGCCCGAAGCGTGATTGCCGTCGTCGTCTGCATCCGCGACTATCCCGACGATAGAGGCCAGACCGTAGCGCCGGCCGTAGGTGATCGCGGAACCGACGCCCTGCGGGTCACGCTTTGACAGCGGTAGCGCAAGTTCCGACTGCACCCATTCGCCGGATTCGTGGGCCAGGATCGTCTCGACTATCACCGTGCCGTCCTGACCTACCGTGTTGCCTTGAATGACCGAGAGGCCGTTCTTGGCTAGTAAGTCCCGGCACGAATCCCAAACACTGTTGAGATCGGCGTATTTCGTTTTGAAAAAAGGATTGTCGGCGTCCTTTGCCGCCGGTTGTAATGCGGCCTGAACCGCTGTTAGTGATTTACTTAGCTTGGCTATGCTTTCGCTCTTGTTCATAACTTCTCCTGTTGTGTTAAGTGTTCATTGACCGTCTTTCGATCAATTCTGTTATCGCCGCGAACATCTCTGCGTGTCCGCTATGCTCGATCCGTTCGTGACAGGGCTGGCATAGAAGAGCCACTGCCCTCTTTTCTTCGTCGGTGACGATGAATCGCCTTTTCAATCTGTGGGCGAATCCGAGAGCGAATGTTCCGTTACAACGCTCACATCGGGTCACGCCCTTTCTCTCAAACTCGATCTTTAACTTGGCGCGAATCCGCGACCACTCAGCTACTTTCATTGCTAGAAAGGGGCTTCGTTGTTATTCGCGGTTCTATCCAATAATCTTCGGCAACTTTCGACGCGCCGGAGGTCAACGTGAGTATCTGCCCCGTTTGTCGAACGAAGCCACGCATGATCGCCGTCCGGGGTTATCACAACCACCTCACCCCGCACTGTCTGATTGCCGCTCGTAATTTCGTAGGAATCGCCTAACTTCAAATACATAGAGTCTCCGGGTTCTTCGTCGCGCTCATGCTGCTAACCTAATGACCTCCGCCACCGCCTCGTCGTAGTTATCCATTGCCTTCTGAAAACGTCCGAGAGCGATACCAACGCTGTGATCGAAACAGAACTGACACGTTGCCCCGTCGCGGTGTAGATACCAGCCGCGCTTGTCCAATTCCTTTTCCGTCGCCGTGGTCTTGGTCTGGCAATAAAGGCACTCGACCGTTCGCGGCCTTCGCTCATATTCCTCATACATCGCGTTCATTTCGTCGTCTGTGGGGGACTCTGTGTTGACCTCTTGTGCGTATTCTTCAAACATAGTTTTTGTTATATGGCGCTAGGGCTACTTGTCGCTGGCGCCTTTTGCGGACGGTTCGAGTCGTCCCAGGCGTACCACGGCAGCCACACTTGCTCAGACTTCTTGCAATGTCCTTTAAGACCTTCGGGTAGTGGCGCTCCAGAGTTGCAGCCGTTTTCGCGGATTGTGTGTTCGCAGTCGTCGCACAGGTCAGCCCCACAGACAAGCCCCATAGTTTCAGCACATTGATGCGTAGCCCTCGCGCCACAACTCGCACACTTCAGGTCAGCGTGTTCGGCACAGTTTGGCTTGCCGCATTTACCTATCCACGCCAAGCCGAACTCGCACTTGGGCGTTACATCGAGAAACTCAACTCCATAGGTTTCGGTCATAAAATCCTCAAATGTCTGCATCATCTTCGTGTCACCCTTACCGTTCGTTACCGACGCCGGACTCAACTCTCGGTAGCGCCATTCCCCTCATCGCCGCTCGGTCGCCCTTCATCACCGTGTGCAAGCTAAGTCCTAAACACAGGAAGAAGAAGATGAGGAACACTGCCAGCTCTGCCGTTGAGGGCTGAAAGGACACCTTCTCCTCAAGCTGTAAAAGCGAATTGACGGGGTCGCGGTCGGCTCTTGAACGAGCAGTGTGGCACTGACACGGGGACTCGCTACACTCATCGCAAACGGTGATAAATTCCGTGTGATCGCCGCATTCTGGGCAGTAGCCCACATCTTCATAACTCGGGCCGTCGATGCTGGTCGGTCTATCCTGCGCTCCGCAGCAGGTCGAGATTTCGATAGCGTTACCTTTGAAGGCGTCCTCGATAATCCCGTCCTGATTAACAACGGTCGTCTCAAGCAGCGGCGCGTAAGGAACGCCGTATGCCGCTTTCTTTCGGTCGAGTGCCTTCTGCATCTCGGCTGCGGTATCAAATTCTGTGTATTCGTTCATATCTCCTCCTGATCTTTGGAAAGGGCGGTTTATAACCCACTTATCCGCCGCCCTTCCCCCTTGCCCGCTCTACTAGCCGGACAATCTTTCAAGCTGCCGAAGCGATAAAGGCTTGATCGACGCATCAGGCGTCACTATCGCCGTCTCATTCGCTATCACTGTTGCCAGCGCGTGACGGCTTACCTTGTCGCGTTTCCCGAAGGTCTTTTTCGGCAGCCCCTTTACGACCTCGTAGCACTTCGCCCACGGCAATCCCGATTCCCTTGCTATTCGCAATGCTTCAGCCTTAGTAACAAGGGAGGGAGAACCTTGTCGTAGGCTTCGGGGCTGGCGTTCTGCGGATGATGTGCGGGGCATAATCTAAATTCCTTTTGCTGTCGAGAACCTGCTTTTGTGTCTGCTTACGCCGTGGGTTCACCACCGTCTTCTCGATTGCATGTATACTTATATCACCTTCTCGATACCACGTCAATACCAAAATGGTGTATCTGAGAGAAAAAAAATATAGGGACTATTCCTCGATCTGCCATCGCTTTATTAGCCATGTCAGTCCGTACACCGCCAAAACAAGAAAGGTCAGCGTCCCGGCAACGAGTGCGCCGGCCGCCCAATAAATGCCGCCATGCACGAGCCATTGGCTAAGAAAGATGCCGAAAAACACTGCATCGATGACTATGGCAACTTGAGTACTTGGGGTAAATGGGGTCGGGTATTCCGTCATCATATTCCTCTTTTTATTTGTTGTTCCGCACATCATACCGGCCTGCTGAAATCCCTCTGTCGTTTTCCCACTGTTCGATCTTCGCCAGTTGGTCGATGAAGAATTGCACCTCGGATTGAAATTCGGACCTATACCACGGGGCTAGCCGCCGGGTAATTTCCGCCGCCACATCAAAACCGCCAGTAAAACCTCCGCATTCTGTCCAAAACTCCAGAAGGCGCATGCATCGCCAGTGGACGTATGACCAATGTAAACTGCGCAACAACCGTCTCATCTTTTTACTCCTTCGGAGGAAGTCCTGTTACCGACCGTGGGGCATCGGAACGTATGGAGATGTCGTTATCCTTTAGCCAACGCCGAGCCACGTCATGACCGTGTGTGATGGATTCGTCATCTTCTTCTAAAGGCACATACAAGTCCGCATCGCCGATGGCGGGGCTAGATAGCTTCCATCGACGCGGATCAGCATAGTGTCTAATTACATCAATGGCTGACCACGCATCAGTTGCAAGCAACTTACGATATTCCTGTGCCAATTCAGGATCGTCCTTTAGCATCTTGTCGCGGGCCTCGTTCCAATCCAATGATTTGAGAGAGGGGTTATACATCGTTGGCATTATTCGCCTCCACAGTCTTCAACATCACCTTGAGCTTCGTGAATCGTCGGTGCATACGAAAAGGGCGGCTTGGATGCGCCCCACCATCATCACGAACGGAACACAACGCGGACGGCGGCACATCGCCCACCCTAATAGGGCGGCGTCCATTTTCTCACTTAGTTCCATAAATCAGCACTCCGCAGTACTCACATTTCACCGCCTTATATTCGTAAGGCGCTCCGCAGCGATCACAGGACCGGGCGAGCAGTTTTTCTGGCAGTGCGTCTGTAACTGTATAAGGAAGTCCTTGAAAGCTAACGCTCCTGTTCATCTTTGCGTGAGCCTTAATAAGGCGGCGACCCTTCGCAGAGCAAATGAAGTCCAGATTGTTCATAGCCCATGTGCCTCGTTCTTATGATGCCCGGTTCCATCGCACCACGGATGATGCTCTGATCCCATTTGTGAGCGTTTGCGTGCCCACGAGGAACACGCGCAAGGTGCGCGGTCTTTATCACGCCGCCACGCCAGATCCGCGTCCGCTATGGACTTCTCAAATAACGCTCCATTCCTTACTGCGTCTAGTTCGGATTCGAAATAACCCAATGCCTTCGCGTGTTTTAGTCGCCTCAGGCGGTATCGTTCTTGTATGTACCAATCAAGAACAAGGAATGACAATCCCGTAAAAAGTCCGGCTAAATAATAATCAACGCCCCTGAAGGCGAACGCTCCGGCCGTGATACCCAGAGTTAAAATCAGCAATGGAAAATATTTGTTATTCACCGCAACACCTCTTGAACTATGCACCTCGGACACCAGTATTGCCGTGATAAGACTTGGTGGCATTCAGGATCAGACTCGCAGTCACGGTTCGCGATCTCGCCTAATGCCTGTTGCAATCTAGTGATCTCGCTTACGGGATCAAATTCTTTGCCAGACTTCCCCGGCCTACAAGTGGAACACGCGGGAACGCTATAAGGACGCACCTTTCCCGTTACGCAGTAATGGAACTTGCTCATGCGAGTAATAACCCTCCATCCATTTTGTAGTTGTCGATGCTAGACGAGTGGGCGACTTTCACGCCGTAGGCTTCTGCCATCTCTAGCGCCGCGTCATAGGCCATCTGCGGGGGCGTGTACCACGAAAACTCATCATCGCCTATCGAAAGCGTGACACGTTTGTAGGTTTCAGGATCACCCTCAATATAATGAATGGCGATAATGCCGATGCGTTCGTTTGACGTGAGTGGTTGCGCTTGCATGTATGAAAATGGCAGCAGACCCGAACCAACGGGCGCTGGCAGGACTGTTTCCGGTTTAGCATTTTGCGCCTCGCCACGCTTTATAATCGCGGACGGCCCATTGTTCAAACGGCTTTCGCCTCCAACTGCGCTCCCGCCCTGCTGCCAAGACTGTAAAATTCACGGTGGGTGACGGGCTTAGCTGACCCGTACTGCGTCTTTCAACCGCAGACCCCTCATCCTTTCGGGTGCGTTACACTTTCCGCCACACCCACCGCGAAACGAATCGACGGACAGATTCGAACTGCCGACCTCCGGGCTACCGGTGCTCTATCCACTGAGCTACGCCGATTCGCATATTGAGAACTCAACCACTCGCCACCCATCCACGACTTGCCTGCGATTTCTCGCACCCTATATTGGGAAAGCTCTACGTGGCCCAAGCCTTGTCCGTTGCGTTCTCAAGCCGTTGCCGTCTTAGACTTCTGCGCCGTTCCCTCAAGAACCAGAACTATGTACTGATTCAGGCTGCGACGCTCTTTCCGAGCTTCCTTTTCCAGTCGAGCTTTTAGCTTCTCCGGCATTCTCAAGTTGTAAGGAACTTTCTTTTCTTGATCCATCACCAAAAATTAAATCACAGGATAATCACCATGTCAATACCAAATCCATACCAGACAAACTCGTTGATTCGTAATGCCAAGTTGGTATCATCGGAGAATCCTATGGACAGCGACGAAAAGCCTCGTTCTATCCGGTTTCCCCAATGGCTTTGGGACGAAATAGACCGAGACGCCCTTCGTTGCAGACGTAGTGCCGTTAAGCAGATGGAAGTCGTATTGACGGCCTACTACCGTGAGGATGTATCGCAGTTGGACACGGGTAAATTGGAACGATTGAAAACGCCTAACGGTATCCCCATCGCCCCGACCGGCTCAAAGATCAAGCTAGGAAAAACACAGGAGAAGAAACTTAAAACACGATGAAGCAACTTTTACAAACGAAATCGCACCAAAAGATTCCACTAGCACTTACACCTATTCAAGCGGGCTACCCATCTTGGGTTGCGGAGGAATTTGCGTTGCTCGATGTAGCGGCTCTCATAAGCAAAGGCAATCCAGGTATCTTGGCCTTTGAGGTCACGGGGGATTCTATGGTGCCTTTTATTGAGCCTGGGATGTTGATATTTGTCGATCCGTCCCGCGAGCCTCGAAATGGTGAAGTGATAGCAGCCGAAGTTGATGGGTCGGTCTGCGTGAAGCGGTTCCAGCGCTCGACTAAGGGCCTGTACCTCGTCAGCACAAACGGCAACTACCCTCCGAGACAAATAACCGAGGCAGATAACTTCAGGGTGCTTGGCGTCCTGCGGGCCGCGCTCTCATTGTACGGATGAACAAGGAACTCCAGACTATCGACAAGGCTAATACGTGGTGGAAAAAGCGTATGCTGTCGCGGATCGTGGCGGTGCAGATAGGTGTTTTATCGGCGGTGATTTTCCTTTTGGGAAAGTGTTAAACAGGCTCGGATTGTGAGAACGGTTGTAGGTCCAGACTTTGAAAATACGTCCCAAACAGGCGTTAAATTGAGATATATCAACAGTTACGCGGTCGGGGCTTAATGAAATATTTGCGGACTGAAAATCCGCGTGTCGGCGGTTCGATCCCGTCCCTGGCCACCAGTTCCCTTTTCGT